CTGTATCTACAAAGGAAATTTTAAATGTTAATGATTTTTATAAAACTGCAGCTACTACAATTAGCAAAGAAGAACTAATTGTTAAATATGGCCAGCCTGACAATGCAGAAAGTTGGAATTATACACAACCTGATAATACAAAAATTCCTTTAGAAACATTATATTATAATAATTATGAATATATTTTTAAGGATAATTTATTAGTACGTATTAGCATTAATGAAAAAATACCTTTTAATTCGATTAGTGATGTTTACAAAATGTTTCATTTAACCAAATTTGAAACTACTGAAGAAATAAACACCGGATCTGCAATTAGAATAAAAAATACAAGTGTTCCAGATTGCTGGTGTGGAATAAATGGAAAAAATATTGAATGGGTTAGAATTACATTTTTAAATGATGTATTTTAATATAAAAAAAGGATAATGTGTATTGTTTTTGCGGACACCACACATTATCCAGAGCGTAATCACTATTGAAAGTGAATACTTTATTATTATATCGTAAAGTGTCTTCATTTTCAATAGTAAATGCAAAATTTATTATAAGAAAATGGAGGTTTTTTATTGTGGAAAAAAAGAAAAAATCAGCTTTATATGTAAGGGTATCTACTACTCATCAAATTGATAAGGACTCTCTACCTTTGCAAAGAAGCGATTTAACAAATTATACAAAATATGTATTAGGAATTGAAGATTTTGAAATATTTGAGGATGCAGGTTATTCTGGTGGAACAACTGACAGGCCAGCATATCAAGATATGATGAACAGAATTAAAAAAGGAGAATTTTCACACTTAATTGTATGGAAGATTGACCGTATAAGCAGAAACTTGCGTGATTTCTCTGAGATGTATGATGAACTAAAAAAGTATAATGTAACATTTATCTCAAGAAATGAGCAATTTGATACATCTACAGCTATGGGTGAGGCAATGCTAAAAATCATATTAGTATTTGCAGAACTTGAAAGAAAATTAACAGGAGAACGTGTTTTCTCTGTTATGATTTCTCGTGCTCAAAAAGGATTATGGAATGGTGCTACAATTCCTCTAGGTTATGAATGGGATGCAGAAACAAAATTCCCTAGGCCATGTGATAGTGAGGCAAAAGTAGTCCAGTATATTTATGACCAGTATGAAATAATAAAATCAACTACAAAATTAGCTAAAAAATTAAATATCGAAAAGATTCCAACAAAAAGGAATGGTACCTGGACCCCTCGTACAGTTGGCAGCATCCTTACAAATCCTTTTTATATTGGAACATATCGTTATAATACTAAAACTAGAAAAACTAGAAGGTGGAAAGACAAAAGTGAATGGGTTGTTGTAGAAGACAATCATCAGGCCATAATTAATAAAGAACAATTTGAAAGGGTGGGAAAAATTATTCAAGGAAATTACAAGGGTGATAAAAATTACCAAAGAACAAATAATAAAGTTCATATTCTTTCTGGAATAGCAAGTTGTCACAAATGTGGAAAGAAAATGCATTCTGGTTTGGATCGTGCTCGAAAAGAAGGTTTTACTCCATCACGATACACATGTTATGCATTTAATGTTAATTATACCTGTGCGAATTATTCCAGCGATTTAGCAATTTTACCTGGATTAATAAATTATATTGCTAACTATATGACATTGCAGGAAAGAATTACCTCAAAGCATTCTTTACGTGATATGGAAAGTATTTTATTGCGTGGAAAATATTTTGAAGACATAGATCATATTGAAAAACAAGATCTAAAAAATACTTATGATTTATTAATTAATAATACATTGGTTACTTATAATTCATTAGAAGAAGAAAAACAAGAAGCAATTATAAGTCAAAACGCAATTTATGAAGCGGAAAAAGAAAAATATGAAAAGGCATTGAAACGATTAGATGATCTTTATCTTTATGATATTAATTCTATGAGTCAAAAAGACTTTGTAATTAAACGTAAGGAAATTTCTGATAAAATTGAAAGTGTAAATAAGAAAATACAAGAAGTAAAATTAAACGATACACCATTTATTAATAATAACGATTTCAATGTATTATCAAAAGCAAGTTTTTATTTATTAACTAAAAACTTATCAAGTGTAAAAAATATTGATGTGCTTTCTTTATTGAATAATTTGGATAAACAAACCATAAAAGATTTTATAAATACAATCATTGCTGATGTATCTGTAGAAAGGGGAAAAATCTATAATATTACTTTCAAAAATGGAATAATACATCACTTTAATTATAAAAATCAATAAAAAATATCAAAAATGCCCAAGCGGTTTTTACTTACAGCCACTTGGGTTTTATCATATCATATTTGATTATACACACGGACAACCGTAATGAAAATAGAGCAACGGTCTTTTTCTTCTTTTTTTCTTCCATTTCCTTGTTACAACTCGCTTTCATTGATTTTCATTTTTTTATTTTTTCCCATGTTTTTTATTATTCCAATAAAATGCATCATTTAATCCTATTCTATATACCCTTATAGTATAGTTCTTAAATACTCTCATTAATATTGTATCACAAAAATTAAGATTTTCCCCTATAATGTGTAAAATTTTTTGTTTTTTTTCATTACTCATCTTTTTTCCTCCTATTCGTACGTTATTGGAGATATCTCTTATTATATTATACCATATTATGTAAAATATTTTAACTATACTAGACTATAGGTATTTTCTTTTGTTTCCCTTGATTTTACTTGCTTCCATTATTCGACAAAATACGACATTTTTCACCATAAAATACTATAATTTACTATGTTTTACTATTAAATTCTATCATTATTTCAATTGATTTACCAATTTGTCCATATAGTCACTTGATTCATCTTCATCTGTTTTTTTCAAAATTTCTTGTTCTCTTAATTCAATATATTTTTTTAAACCTTCAAAATCTTTTTCTGCAATAAATTTTTTGACCATTTTTATGGTTTCTAAGTGTTTTTTTCTTTCCATATTAATACCTGCTTTCGCTATTCTTTTTATACATTATAGCAGAAAATAACTATATTGTAAAATAGGTATTATGTTTATAAGTGTATTTAATTGTAGTTACTATGGCGAATAGTTAAATTTTTCAAAAGTTTATTCTAAAATAAATATAAAGCATAACAGGGAGGTGATAATAATGCTTTATTTTAGAATTAATGAGTTACTTAAGAAAAATAAAAAATCTAAATATTGGTTTGTAAAAAATATGGAAGGAGGTTATCAATCTTTAAGTCGCTTGATGAATAATGATACTAAAGCGATTCGTTTTGAAACAGTAGAAAAAATGTGCAATTTATTTGATTGTGAAATTGGAGAATTAATCGAAATAAAAAAGGATCCTAAAAAGAAGAAAAAGAAAGGGAAGGATGATAAAAAGCATGAGTAAATTGCTAAAACAATATGAACAATTAAAAAAAGAAGATGCATCTTGCATTTATCTATTTAGAGTTGGTATTTTCTATAATATCCTAAATGAAGATGCAAAAATTATCAACGAGAAACTGGGCTTGAAAATAACGGATTTGGGACCCTGTATTTTCAAATGTGGTTTCCCAGTATCTCAGTTAGACAAATATATCATACTACTAAATAAAATGAAAATAAAGTATAAAGTCATAGATAATTTACCAAATTCAAATATTGGGGATTATATGAAAAATGTCGAAATTAAAAAAATTTTGAATAAAATTGATGGACTTGATATGAACAATACCACATTCCAACAAGCATTTAATATTTTATTGGATCTGCAGAATAAAATTAAAGAATTAAAGTAGGAGAGTATTAGCTCCCCTACTTAACATTTTTTGAATTTTTGTTACATTTTGTATCATTTTTGTAAACTTTTCTATGTTTTTTGTTATAAATTTTATAAAAATTGTTATTTTAACTTAATTTTCTATTAACTATACTTTGTATTGCACTATAATCATAACCTGCAGCGGTTAATCTATTTTTTCTATCTTGGCCATTACCCCAGTCGCCTCTTATAACTTCATTAGCAAGTTCTTCATTTGATTTTCTATTTGAATTTGTATTAGATGATGTTCCTAATAATTTTCTATTTACTATATCTTGTATAGCTGAATAATTATAACCTGCAGATGTTAGTCTGTTTTTACGATCTGCTCCATTTCCCCAAGCTCCTGCTATTACTTCATCAGCTATTGTTTCATTTGATTTTAATGTTGGTTTTGGAGTAGAAGATCCACCACTTAATTTTCTATTAACAATGCTTTGTACTGCAGAATAGTCATATCCTGCTGCAGTTAATCTATTCTTTCTGTCATCTCCATTTCCCCATTTTCCAGCAATAACCTCATTTGCAAGCTCTTCATTTGATTTACTTCCACTTGGAGTTGGTGCTGGTGTTGGTGTGCTTCCACCATCTAATTGTGCGTTTACAGTATCAGCAAGTTCTTGGAATCTGCTTTGTAGATATTTACCTGGACAAGATGTATTTGCGAACATATTATGTCTTGTTAAACTTCCATTTGGAGTTCCGTCATATTCTAATCTAAATCCATATCTTCTACAAACATCAACTGCTAATTTTACTAATGAATTCCATGCAGCTTCAGATATTGGCCAGTCGCCTCCATATTCACTATTAGAAACTTCAACAGTAATAGCTTGATTATCATTTGATCTTGAACTTGAAGTGTATGCTCTGTCTTCTTCATAAACATTACATACTATATCTCCATCATTTCCTATACAATAGTTTGCTGATGCAATTCTATTTGGATTTTGAAAAATATTTACTGCACATTGTTTTCCTGTTAATACACCAGCCATGATATGTGGTGTAAATTTACAAATTCTATTTCCATTTCTTCCTTTTTGATAGTTATTAGAATGAGCAATATAAGCACCCTGTGCTAAACTTGACATTGTTCCCATTATTCTTCACCCTCCTCTTTACCATTTGATAATTCTTTGTCCATCTCTTCAGTTATTTTAATTTCTTCTTTGTTCTCTTCCATTGTGATTACCTCCTTATAAAAAATTAATACAGGAAGAGTATTTATTTTTCTTCCTGTATTTTTATAATGCCGGAATTTTTTTCCGGTTATTATTGATTTTTTGCATCATAAGCTACTACGGCAGTTCCAACACCACCTACAGCAGTAACTACTGCACTTATAATGCTATTTGCATCTAAATCTTGAATATGTATTAAACATCCAATCGCTGATGCAATTGCTATAATTATAATATTTTGTATTGTAATAGGTAGGGTATAATTCCAACCAAAATGTTTTGAAATTTTACCAGCAAAGTATGTGAATAATACAGTAACTGCATAAACTAATAATTCAATAGTCATGGCTTTTTCCTCCTTTCTATTTTAATATTAATCCAACTGCAGCTCCAGCTATTGCTCCTACAACTGTTCCAATTATTGTTGATATTACTTTGTCCCAATTTTTTGTTGGTTTATCTTCTAATTCTTTTAATCTTGTATCCATTTTTTGTTCATCTTCTCGCATTGCTTTCATTTCAGTTGCTAGTTTTTCCACAGATATAGCTATTTGATTTGTATTTTTTACATCTGTTCGTATTTCCCCTAGCATCTTTTCAAGCATATCGATTCTATGATGTGCTGATTTAGCACTTTGTGTATTTTCTACAATCATTTGAATATACTTTTCATCCATAGGCATAGACTAATCACCTACTTCCATTTGTTTTTTTAATTCATTCAATTTTTCCATAAAATGTTCTAAATCATCTTTGGAATTGAATTGCAATTGTTGGATAGGCTCGTCTTCATTTTGTTCATCTACTAATAATACCATTCCTATTTTGGTATTTTCTATTATTCCTGTTCTTATTCCTGTATTTTCTTTTGAAATAGCAGTAATTATTGTATCATTTGTGACTTTAGTCATATTACTCACCTGCCTGTTCTAATACAGGGAATTCTACATCATAAGGAAATCCTGGTTGCTCTGGTACATCTCTCAATGCTTGTCTATATACTTTGTAAGCATTTTGTTTTGCTTTTGGTAATGCTGTATCAGCCATTTGAGTCCAGTCTGTAGAAGCAAGTAATTCATCTCTTTTATTTCTTATTTCTGCTGCTACCTCATTGTAATCTTCTTCTTTGGCCTTTATTAACCAATTTTCAAGATTTCTTTCAATTTCTTCAGCAAGATTTTCTCTATAAGTAACTACTAATGAATATAAATCATAACTATACATTGTTTTTGTTGTAGTTTCTTCATTTTCTACATTAGGAATTTCTTGACTCTCTTCCTGTATGTCGTCAAAAAAAAGAACGGTACATTTTCCGTTCTCAACGTTTTCTATATCGTAACCTTTTTCTGGTCTTATATCGCTGTAAGTTCTTTGTCTCATTTCTAACCACTCCTTTACATTTTTTTAGGCTTATATATGGCCTTACATATTTTTCATTAAATTTATTTGAGTCACAATGTTTTATCCATCCGTAATAACTTAGAACACTACTTGCATCAGTATAGTTTATTGTTCCTTTTTTGTATATTTTTTTGATTCTTCTTTTTATTCTTAAAAAATTTGAACTTCTTAATGTTGTATGACCTCTATAAAATCTATATCCTATAAAATCTATTGGCCTACTATCTACTTTAAATAAAGTCCAATTTTCTTTTAATCTTAAATGTTCATTTTTTAGGTATTCTTCTACTTTATCTTTTATTTTATGTAATTCTTTTTTATTTCTATGAAATATTAGCATATCATCCATGTATCGAATATAATAAGGTGCTTTCAATTCTTCCTTAATATAATGATCTAAATTCTGCAGATAAAAATTTGCAAACCATTGTGAGGTATAATTACCGGATAGGTAATCCTTCCTTTGAACTATCAATTATTATATCTATTAATTCTAATGTTTCTCTTTCTTTAATGATTCGCATAAATTTTCTTTTCAAAATTTCTTTATCAATACTTGGGTAGAATTTTTTAACATCTAATTTCAAACAATACTTTGTATTTTTTCTATCTCTTACTAAAATCTTTTTTATATGTCTTGATGCATAATGTATTCCTCTATTTCTTATTGATGCACAGCAAAATTCGTACATTCCTCTCATAAGTAATGACTCTATTTGTTGCATTAGTGCCCAGTGTATACATTGGTCCGGATAAAATTTAGGTTTATAAATAACTCTTTCTTTTTTTCTAGTTCCATCATGAATTTTCATTTCAATGTATGGACTTGCTACATAAGTTTTATTCTGCAGCATATTTTGAATTTCTAAAGTGTAACGTTCAAGATTTTCATTAATTCTTTTTACACTTTTTCTATCCTTTTTTCCTTTTGATGCATTTAGTATTGCTCTTCTTATATTATCTTTTTCTACGATTAATGGAAATATATTGCTCTTTCTTTTCATAGTTTCTCCTGGTATTTTCTTATTTAGTCTATCGGCTTTTCGCTTAAAAGAAGCTACTAGGTCAATCCAGTTGCGACTTATTTTCAGCAAGGGCTGAGGAAAATGATGTGTAATATTTTTTTATTTACACAAATAAGTAGTCGGGCACCGTAGTTCCAATTCGAATTGCTGGAAGCATTGTTACAATTCCACGCAAAGAAACCGTCTTTCGTACCGTTGTTGTTGAAGTTGCCACCGACGTAAGCTCAAAACCAAAGACAGAAACTCGGCTCCGCACACATCAAATCCCTAATTTCCATTATTATATACAATTTTTTCTAAAATTTTAACTCCTCTACACTATAGGTAACATGAATGGGGGTTGACCACCCCCAAACCCCCGTTTTTTACTGGTATTTAAGAAGTCGGGCACCGCGGAGCCAAT